TTTTTCTTCCAAACAAGCTTTAAAAATACTACCATCAAGTAAAAAGTTAGAAGCCGTTGCTCCCTGATGAGTATCTACATAGCCTCTTCCTCCATGATCCGCTGCCAAGTGGAAAACAATATCCGTATCTTTAACTGCCAACCTAGCATGATCCAAATCACGTAAATCCATTTCATAAAAATCTACCAAATTTTGTCCAACATATTTAGTAAAATAATGCTGATTCCTATTAGTTAAATTAACTATCTTAATCTTTTTAACTCCCAACTCAACTAATTTATCCACTAAATGAGAACCAATAAAGGCCGCTCCCAAAACTGCTACCTTTTTATTTTTCCAAAATTCTTTATTTATGATAAGCATAGTCGAATCCATCATGGTTTTTTAAATACTCCAATTAATCCTTTTCTTCCTACAGGTTCCCACTTTTTACAAAATTTATCTATTTCTGCCCTAAATGGTATTTGCTCATCAAGTCTTATCCCATTAGAAGTATAATTTCTAGCCATCAGTACCCCTCCACTTTTTAAAGATGATAACCACCTACCAACCATTCCTGGTTTCATTATATCGGTATGGATAATATCAAAATAATTTTCATAGGTTGGTAATTTAAGTACATCACCACAAACAAGAGTTATATTTTCTGCTCCATATTTTTTGAATTGTTGCCTCATTTTAACCTTATAATCATCAATATCTTTTGCCCAACCAGTACTGACCTGAAATGTTCCAACATCCATAGTTATTACTGATGCCTTTGGGTTAGATAAAGCTAAACATAAAGCACTCTTCCCCCAACCAGTTCCCAAATCTAAAATCTGAGATCCTTCTGACAATTTAGAAGCAAAATGATGATAGAGTTCAATATCATCATTTAAGATATATATTTCTAAATCAGATAATTTATTTATAATTTCTTCAAATTTCATTTAACCCACCTTTTAAAAACCTATCTGCTAAAATCATTAACTCTTTTACTCTTGCCTTACTAGTAAATCTTTCTCTTCCAATCTCATAACCACGACTAGCAATTTGTTCTCGTTTATCATCATTTTTTAGGTAATACTCTATCTTAGCAATCGCCTCATCTGGAGTGCTAAAATATTCTGCTCCATCTCTTAAAAAGAGTTCCATTCCTGGTACATATCTTTGCAGTAAAAATCCTCCCACGGTTAAAACCTTACCTACCCGATTACTCCAGTATCCCCAACAATGATCATTAACATTAAAGCCTAAGATTATCTTACTCTCTGCCACCTTTAAAACAAAATCATTCCCCCACACCGCAGGATAAGTTCTAAATCCTTCCTTCTGCCAAGCCTCCCAGTTAAATGCCCAGATATTAACAGGAAATTTTTTATTAATAATTTTTAACCATTCCAGTCTATCTCCAGCCTGAAAATAGCTACCAAAAAAAGATACATCATAAATTTTATTAGGGACTGTTATCTTATCAAACTCTTTACTAGAAACATCAAAGGGGAAATAATAAGGTTTAACCGCATATTTTTTCATCTTTTCCAGATCTCCACCTTCATTGGTTAAATGTAGATCTGCTGTCTGAGCCATCTGGATATGCCACATAGGAACATTTGGCCAGCCAAAAAAGTCCCAAGACCAATACCAGCATTTTGCTCCAGACTCCTGCTTCATTTTTCTAATATAACTGCCGTCAATAAAATGCGGCCATTTACAAAAGATTGCTAAGTCTGCCTTTAAATCTTCCAAGCATTTCCAGTCTGGATTCTTATGTCCTTCACAATGGGCTTTCCAGATATCTCTAGGAATGCGGTGGACAGTATGACCCAAAGCCTCAATCTCATCACAAAGATGAGTTTCGTCTGCTTTCTCTCCCACGTAGCCTGTAGTAAAACTGCCAATAAAATTTATAATCATGGCATCTTCCCCCATTTTTTCTTAAATAATTCTATGTCTTGATTATGATATTTACCAAAATCCCAGTATTGCTGAATCCCTGGATAGTACCTAGTTATTGGTCCTACGTGGGTTGCCTGAGATCTTATATCAGACTTAACTCTCATCTTCATCTGTTCTAGTCTTAACTTCATGTCACGATCCCAATATACCCTCATACTTTCATCAAAATCTCCTATCTCTAAAAAGGTTTTCTTCTTCATCACAAAACAACTACAACCGCAATCAGAAAAAGAATAATCAGTCAGGAATTCACTATCCATTGTCTCCGACTGTTTTGCCGTAATAGTAGTATTATAGTGATTCATAAAAGGCACAAAAATCTCACACTTATTTTCACTTAACGCTTTCTCCGCCCAGTAAAACCAGTCCTGGTGGACAAAAACATCATTAGATAAAACTCCTATATATTCACTATCTGCCATCTTAAAACCTTGGTTATAACATTTGGTAATTTCCAAATTCTCTTTTAAGGGAATATAAACATCATCCTTAACACATAACTTTTGCACATCATTAGATAAATTAGCCATATTGTGGAAAACAATTAGTTTAACATCATCTGGTGCGGTAAAAAAACGTAGATTATCTATACTTGCTTTAGTAATATTAAGAAGCACTCTGTCCCAAACAATCACTGGCATAATCATGGTTAATTTAGTCATTTATGCTGGAAAAGGTGTACTCTTCCCTTCTTTAATTCTTTTCTCGGTGAAACAAGGTGGATAATGAATGGCTCCACAAATTGAACATTGAGGAATTTCTCCCCCTATTCCATAATAAAAATTGTGTTTTTCTCCACAAACTTCACATTTTTTACCAATTTCATATTCCTCTTTCTTATTTATATTCACTATTTAAAACCCTCGCTTCCTCTGTCTGTTTTTCTAACATTTTTTTAGGTTCTAGTTCTGCTACTGCATCCAGGCTAGACTGAAATACATGATGAATAACTACCTTGTGGGTAGAATCAATCCTAAAACCACATTTGGCTATCTGTTTAAAGAAAGCTGCATGTCCATACATTAAGAAAAATCTTTCATCCCAACCGCCTATTTTGTCGAACACGTCTTTTTTAATCATCACCATGTTCTGGTCCATCGTTCCCCTGACAAAACATTCTTCTGGAGTAGACTTATAAGTCCATTGTCTAAACTCCCTTGACCTTGGAAACTGATCAGGGATAACCGCATCAGTCAAATCATGTTCCAAATAATATTTCATGTTTGGCAACCAATTTTCAGTCAGAATCACATCATTTTCTATGAAAACCAAATACTTACCTTCCGCCAGTTTTGCTCCCTGATTCATGGATGGATAAAACCCCCTGTCTGGCTTATTAACCACAATTTTTTCCTGCAACTGACTGGTAAACTTTTCATCCAAACCAAAATGCAAGTTCATGTCAAACTTAGGTTCATTATCAATAAGAATTAACTCATAGTCTTTAGGGTCAGTATACTGGTAAATTGCCCAGATACAAACTTCAGTAAACCGCCTTAAGTGGCGGGTAATATCATAAAGATTTAAAATAATTGATACTTCTCTCATTTTATCCTTAAAGGTTTCCCAAACTCTTCCTCTACAAAAAAAGCATTACAAACATCAACACATAAAAAGTCATAACCTTTCTCTTTAGCAATCTGTTTTAAATATCCCACACTAGCTGGATTACAAGCATTTGGTCTATCCAGTTTATAACTCACCTTACTCAAGTCATGTTCTGATTCATCACACTCAATACAAATCAAGTTTGGTCTATGCTTTACCAAATTCTGCCAAACCTCAACGTCATAACTATCAATATCAAGACTTAAAAAATCAAAATTATAAGGCACAGGAAGATAGGTTAAGATTTCATCTAGGTTCTTTCTGGTAACTTCCTTACATACTGGATATACATAATCATTCCCCTTAAACCTCTCCACAATTTTAAGATAACCGCTATAAAGTTCTCCGTCCCTTAAAGTCTCCTCTACCTTTTCAATCATGACTGCCTTCCATCCCTTCCAAGTAACCAAGTTCCAGGTGTTGGATAAACTATAACCATCAGAAGCTCCCACGTCCACACACCACTTATTCCTAGGCTTACAAACCTCAAAAATAGCCTCAATTAAACCATCTTCTCCATGCTCAGACTGGATAGATTTAGCCCAACCAGAAAGGTTAATAAACTCCTTATTCCAAGTATCTTTTGGTTTCATATATTTCATATTTTCTTCCTACTACTTTTAAATTTCCAGTAATCAAAAATGACCCAAACTATTATTCCCACAAGAAAAAGAATACTTATAACCAAACCAAAAATGTCAGATAAAGTAATTACAAAAATTGGTTTCATTTTTACATATCATGATAAATTAATATTTTCCCACACCTTTTACACTTTTTAGTTATTTTTAAAGCCCTTTTTAGCTTCCTTCCCTTAGTAGGAATTTCCTCATACTCATGTCCTTTAAGCCAACAAATAAAAAATCTTAAATTAATTTTCATTTACTCCTCCAAAATTTCTTCTTTGTCTTTTAGCTCTTCTGCAAGTTAAACATCTTATCGGATCTGAAAAACCTTTCTCAGTAAAAAACTCTTGCTCTCTGACAGTAAAAATAAATTCCTGCTTACAATCTTTACAAGTTAATTTTTTATCTTCCAACATTATCCTTCACCTCCTTAAACTACTATCCTTGCTAAGGATGTCCTTAATCTATAATCATGCATTGTTTCAAAATGTTTACACATAGGAGTAAATGCTGCCTCTCCTACTGCCTGGATCACTCCAGGACTGGACTCACAAAAATCATGGAAAAGTATCTCTCCTCCTGGTTTCATATGGGGATACCAATTCTTAATATCTGCTTTAACTGGTCCGTAAAAATGATTACCATCAATTAATAAAAGAGTAATTTTACCTTTATCCCAAGTTTTAGCTACTTCCTGACTGTCTCCATGAATAAATACTACATCTTCATCTAATTTTTTAAATAACTCTTGTCTTTCTGGTTTATCAACAATATCTACTCCATAAAATTTTACCCCAGGAACAGAGGTTAAGTAAGCCACGGCTAAAGATTTTCCACAATCTACTCCTATCTCAAGATAAATATCTCCTGGTTTTAGTTTTTGTATATGGGGTACAAAAACTGCCTGATCATGTTCAGAGAATGCTCCACTGTTTACCCAGTCTCTGGCAATAATATGATCTAAGTCTGCATAATCTTTAAATTGAATAGGTCTTTGCATATTTATGGTGAGTGAAATCGAACCATTGTTATTATAACACTATTATACTTATTTTTCAATAACCTTACAAATTTTACATCTCTTTTTATTTAATTTCCCCATATTTCTCTTTCCATGATGGATTATAAATTAATTTTTGTTTATTAATAATATCTTTACTAAACCAAACCATCGGTGCAGATTGTCTTTCAAATCCCCATTTGAAAATAAAATAATCCCAGTTCTTTTGCCAATAAACATGGTTTTCTGAACTTCCTGTCCCACTCGTTCCAGAAAAATGATAAACAATACAATCTGTATTTTGGTAAGGTTGTACTCCAGTTAAATGAATTTTTGCCTGTAAATCCGAATCGCTATTCGATCCCCATTCTCCATATAGAATATCGTAACCTTCTATTAAATTCCATAATTCCCTTTTAATTAAAAATGGTAGATTAAAACCAGTTATGTACCCAATACCTTTATAATTACTAGCAAATTCCAACCATTTCTGTTTATCAAAATCTCCTCCTGCTCCACCACAGAAATAAACCCCAAAAGTTGGTGCACCCTGTCTTGGTTCAATTAATTTAGGAGATAAACACATAACTGATGGCGGTAAACCATCTATTAATTTTTCTAACCATTGAGGACTATAAACCATATCATCATTGCTTACAAAAACCCATTCTGTATTAGTAACTGATACGCCTACATTTACAGCCATTCCCTGATTCTGTTCCCATAAATGTATCCTTTTAATCTGTTTACTTGGCACATAACTTATTGGTTCTGGTTCTCCACCATTAGACACCAAAATTATCGGTACATCTGGAACACTTTCTTCTAAAGACAATAAACAATCCTGTCTAGCTCTCTCAATATTCCTCATCCTGTCAGGATTATCAGTATGGTTTAAAGTTGGAATTATAATTGTTAAATCAATCATCTAACTCCTTAAGAACTAAAGTAAACTTTCTTTTACAAGAAGAACATTCCCAAGTTGGTATCTCATAAATATTATTTTTACCTTTTATTGGAGCTATCAATTGTTCACAATATGGACATTCGGGTAAAACCTCACAATGATAAATATGAAATGGATGTATCCAATTCTTTTTCTTTAATTTCATAAACCCTTCCCCCACTTCTCTAAAAACAAATCTATATCCTGAAAGTCTACCACTCTTTCTTTAATTACCGAATCCTCCCAGTTCCACCATTTAATCTTTAATAGCTTTTCTATCTGTTCTGGGGTAAAACGATAATGTGAAATTCTTCCTGGATTACCTACCATAACCGCATAAGGCGGTACATCTTTGGTCACTACTGCCCTTGCTCCTATTACTACCCCATCTCCTATCTTTACCCCATCCATAATCCATGCCTCAGATCCTATCCAAACATCATTACCAATAATTATTTCTCCCCTGCTATAACTTTCTAAAACAGGTACTCCTGGAAAAGCGTGGGTGAAAGGATAAACAGCAACAAGTTTTTTATTTCCTACCCAAGCATGATTTATTGCTCCGCAAAAGGTTACTTTATCAGCAATAGAAGAAAAATTACCAACCCTAACTTGAGGATTAAAATACTCATTAGTTCCTGTGGCTATGTAAGAATATTTTCCTAAATTTACTGGCATTTATTTCCTTATAATGGCAACCAAGTTTTTGGATCGTATCTTTCAGGATTATCAAAAGAAAGAACATAATCTTTAATTTCTGGTCGATGACCTTGTAATTCTGGTGGAAATTCAGATGGATAACCCCAACCAGACTGACCAGGGATATCCTTCCCAAATGGATGGAATGCCCTCAAACGAGAACAAATACCAACCTTATATCCATTTGTTTGCAATCGACTACAAATCGTTCTTTCTTCATGATTTCTTCCAGTTCTAATCACATGTTCCCAACCGCCAGCCTTCCTTACCGCTTCAGTTCTCATAATTCTTAAGACCGCCCCGCACATATTTCTTTCTTTTACATCTTCTGGATCATTAGGGTCAATCCCCGCTGCTCCAATAAAAACATGAGGACAAAGAGAAATTGCTCCATAATCAGGTCGAGCATCCATAAATTTTACTAACTGAGTCAACCAATCTGGGTCTAAATCAGGAGCATAAATATCATTATCAGTCGTAATAAAATATTCACTTTCTGCCAAAGACATCGCCATGTTCCAAATCGCATGAATCCCAACATTGTAAGAACTATGAATAGATAAAAACAATTTATTCTGCTTATTGGCTTCCTCCAAAACTTCCTTATTACCGCCATTATCAATCACAAATAAACGGTAAGGATGTTTGGTTCTTTCAATCAAATAATTAATAGTTTTCTCAGTATAAAACTGACGTAAATAACAACAGATAAAAATATCTACTGGTTTATTTAATTGCATCTTTACTCCTTTTTATTCCCCAAAACCTGATATATTTATCAAAGTGAGCGTAAAACAACTCATACTTTTCAAAAATATTATCCAGATCCAAAACCCTTCTGACATCTTTCTTAGTTAATTCATAATACCAATTAGACCATTCATTCTCCAACTGACTAGTTAAACTATCCAAGGGGGCACTTTTCTTGGTCCCATGTTCTCCTGTGGCATGAGAGGCAGAAAAAAACATTAATCCTCCTGGTTTTAAAAGTTCCACCATTCTCTTTAAAGTTCTCTCCCAATACATGTCATGTTCCAACTCACTGGTAGAAAGTATAGTATCAAAACTTTCTACTTCTGCCTGATACTCATGGGCAATACTTACCATATCCACATTCCTATATGGTCTAACATCTATTCCGATATACTGGCAGTTAGTAAACCAACCTCTATTTGTCCCATTAATATCAGCACTACCAATATCCAACACTTTTACCCCACTAAAATGGTTAGGGAATTTTAACCTTAATTCATCTTTCCAAACATTTTCATGCATTAATCCTGCCATTTAAACCCTTAATCCTCTCTGCCCCTTATGATTAGCAATATAAAGATATAAATCTAACGGTTTAGAATGTAATTTTCTAGTTAATTTGTAGTACAAAAAAAAATCGTCACCCATAGGATTTCCTATCTCCCTAACTACTCTATTCCCCACATCATTAGTTATAGTGTACATTGCCACCAATTCAGGAAATTCTTTCTGAGCATCAGCAGAAAAGTCCCACGGGTTAGTTCTTTCAGGATAAAGTCTACCATCTACAAATCCATTTTCTGGAGTAATACATTCTTTCTTAAAAACAAATGTTCCTTTAACAATATTTCCTCCTCCAAAAAACTCATGTCCTACTTCTTTTACGGCTGGCTTAAAAGCACCTCTTAATCTCACCTCATAATTTGGATGACAATGGATAGAACCAAAATTAAATATCTTAAAATCAGGAAACTTTTTATACATATCATCTACACATTCAAGGTAAAAGCTCATATACTGATCATCAGAATCAAGTAAACAAATAATCTCTCCTGTTGCCACTTTAAAAGCAGCGTTTAAAGCATAAAGACGTTCTAAGTGTTCTTGGTGAAAAACTTTAAGCCAAGGATATTCTGGAGGTTTCCAATCCATTCTGGAGCCATCATCTATAAGAATCATTTCAAAATCCTTAAATGTTTGGTTTGCTACACTCCCAATACATCTTTCCAGTTGATCAATTCTGTCCTGACTATGATTGTAGTAAGGAGTTAAGATACTAAATCTTGGCATACTTATTTTATTTCTAACAATTCCTTGTTAATCTCCTGCATCTTGGTTAACAAGGGTAAACTAAATTTATGGGTAAAAGCTTCTATATCTTTGGGTAAACATTTTCCGTCCACGCCACGTTTCCCACCCTTCCAAACATCCCAACCATTTTTACTTCCCCATTTGTGTGTTTCCAATGCGTATCTAACTTTACCGTAATCTGCTCCACAATTTCTGGCTAAGTCCCATAACTCATTCCCACAGATAACCTTCAGGTAAAAAAAACTATTCATCGCATACTTAATCATTTCCGCTGTGGTTGTAGAACACATAATAATTCTATTTTTTGGTAAGTTTAATTTACCATTAAATAGATTCTTCACTTTCTCCCTTATTAAAAGATCCCTAGCTCCTACTACCAAAAATTCTGGATGCTTTGCATCTTCTAAAGCTGTTGCCTCAGTCAAAAACTCAGGCACGTGAGCAAGTTTAAGTTTATATTTTTCAGTTAAATAATCTATTGTTCCAGGTAAAATAGTAGACCTAATAATAACAATCTTTTCCTTAGCATATTTTTTAATCTTCTCACACCATTTTTCAATTGCTGTAATGTCCTGCTTACCATCAAAAGTTGGAGTTGGCAGACAAAGGATAAAAAAATCAGCCTTCCAAATCTCATCATAATTTATATGTCCACTAAATTGATAGTCTCTATCCACCCCCCAATTAATACCTAAAGCATATCCTGTTGCTTTACCACAAACTCCCCAACCAATTATAGCTACATTTTCATCACAAGATGCTTGTGCCATTTACTTCTCCTTGGTTTCAGCAAAAAACAAAGGTTCAAGTTCATTCTTAAAAACATACTGGGGATTTCTATATTTTCTCAGTCTTCTCTGCATCCCCAACACCATATTATTCTCTATCTCATACTTAATCCTCATGGCTATATCGTGGTAAAAACCATGCTCATTGCTATAAGTAGTAGTAATATCTCCATCCAACCCATCAAAACCGATATTGCTGGAAAATTGCTTATAAATCGCATGTTTCCCATAAATATCCCTGAGTGGAGCAAAATCATGGTTTAGTACCATCAAATTACCACACAGAGCTGCTTCCTGAGCAATTAAAGAATAAGTTTCACTTTTGGACGGCAGCATAAATACATTACTAAGCTCAAAGAAATCATGAACTACCTTATTAGGTACATTCACATGCCAATGGGGATGGTATTCTGAGGTAAAGGTTAAATCAAAATCATTTAATCCCCAATCTACGGCAATCTTTTTCAAGTCTTCCCGATAAGTAACTTTATCTCCGCCAGTAGAGTGAAAATCACAGATTACTACTCTAACGGTATAATCAAGTTTTTTAAGTTCTGCCATCGTCTTAATCACTACTTCTACCTGTTTACCCCGATCTAACCTAATAGGATAAACGGCAATCGCATCAGCCGACAGCATATTCTTTTCCATTACCAACTTAATCATTAACTCATCCCATTTAGCAAAACTGGGTAAATTCGTTGGGTGATGAACTACCTTTACTTCATCCTCCTCATAACCAAAGTTTCTAGCTACCCTGGGAATGGAATAAGCATTAGGAAAGATGACAAAAGAATTCGGGAATTTACTTTTCACAACATTAAAATATTCCTCTCCTTGACCAAGTTCTTTCCCTAAAGTATATGGCGAAGTAGCAGAATGAACCCAATGCAGCCACCTGATTTTCTTAATATGTTCATCTTCTGCAATCAACTTCCTGCAAGCCACGTTAATCTTAAAACTCTCTGGCTGATAAATCAGGTCATGGGTCAAAACTATATCTACATCTTTTAGATTTTCTTTTAACTCTCTTTTTAAAATTTCAACATCCTGGTTAAAAGAAACATCCAGATTTTCCTTAATATAATTACTACAGGGAACAGGAGTAATATATCTTAGTTCCACATCAGGATGGGCAAAAACATTCTCTGTCCTGAACCCCTTTTTCACAATCACTACTGGTTTATACCCAGCACCAACCAACATCCTTACTTGAGTGGCTACCACTCCACATAAGGAATACGTTTCATCATAAGAAGTAAAGCTTGTTAAAGCAGCTATTTTTTTCATAGAAGTTTCCTTTCTTAATTAATTTATTTATTATAATAATGATAACATAATAATGTCATTTATCAAGTCCTAATTAAGCCTAAACAAGTATTACCAGAAACCGTCATCGCCAATACTGGTTTATTAAGCCAAAGGCTTTCTTTTTCTCCTGGTTCAAGTTTATATCCTCCTTGACCAGTAGTAGAAATCCAACAAGCTATTGGTCCTTGATTTTTTAAAGTCAGTTTCATCCCGCCAAACTCCCCATCATATAATTTTACTGGTATGGTAGAAATTAGCACTTCTCCAATCTCCAGTTCAACCAAAGACTCCCGCACAAACTCTGCCATATACCGTTTAAAATCACACAAAAAATCAAAGTAAACCTTTCTTAAATCGGTCCTCTGCTTCATCTCTATTTTAGGCGATTCCCCAATTCCTGGCAGATCATCATATAATCCTCCCATTCTATTCTCCTCCTGTCCATAATTTCCCTTCAATGGTTATTGGCAGAACTGGAATTAAAAAACATCTGCAATTAACGTGAGCTGGCGGAGCTTCCACTCCATTAGGGAATTCTTGACCAATTTCAATATCTCCTACCGCCTCATTATCCAAACAAACTCCACAAGTAAGTTCATCCTGCTGGACTACCCAATGATGTTTCTTAATCCCATTCTTTTTAAAAGTCTCCATTTCTACTAAAGACATTGCATAAGCTGTTTCTGTCTCTGTAATTAAGTCTGCTCTTTCCGAGGCAATCGCTTCTGCTTTTTCCCTTAAAAACTTTACTACCTCTTTGGCTGGTAATTTCTGATCTAAACCATCCTGAATAATTCTGGCGACTGCTTTCATTCCTGTCTTATCCACCGTTTCTACTAAAAAATCTATCCTTTCCCTTAAAGCATCTTTTAAAAGTTGATCTTTTAAATTAAATACTCCTACAGGTACCATTTTGTCTAAACCAGATTCTCCTCCTTTATTGCCCGCCCATAACAAAAATGAATACATCCTTTCTTTCCCGCCATCCATTGCCTCATCGAGTACCAACCATAATGCACCAAGCAATAATAATAAATTTTTATTAATCGCTTTCTCAAGACTATTGTAAATTTTTTTAAGTTTATCCATTTCCGCCACGTAAAGAATCTGCTTTTTTAAAGCATTTTTTAAATCGAGGTTAAACTTTTGTGCAGATCTTGATTTTAAAGCAGAAGATAAAGCAACATTTATCCTTATGCCATCAGAGTAGAAAAACTTCGTCAACGATTGCTTAACTTGCAACAGCTGGCTGGACGAAAGAGTTTTCAGTTTTTCTGGTTGTAACAAGTTGATTGATGTCTTCATACAATTTTAATAGAGGAGAAATAAATTTATTTTGGCTACTGATAAAGCCTAAAAACACCTTTTCTATTGCCTCCTTCGTCTTTGCTTGTTTTAATTGACTTCTTATTGATTGCTGTGTCCTTGAATCAATAATATCTGTCTTAAAAAATCTTGGTTCTTTATTTAACTTCCAATCATTAATCGATGCCTTCCGCCATCTTCTTAACTCTTTAATTGTCTCAGCGTCGTCTACTTTCTGTGCTGGCGACACATTTGGTGTTCCTACCGCTCCTGCTCCAGTATTATCTGCCGCAGCCTGAGCAGCTGGCTTATAAGGCATAATCGGCATCTGTCCTTCCCTAAATTGTTTCATCAAACTACTCACAAATATCGGTCCAATTGGAGTTTGAATAAATGGCTCATCAGCTCCAATTGGCTTTAGATTATCACCAATCCGCCATTCATCAATAGAAATCATTCCTGTGGTAATTGCATCTTTAGCTACTTTCATTTCCTCTACTTTATTGGTTGGATTAAGATTAGTCCAGTTAAATTCCAAATCTTCCCAAACAAAATCTTCCTGAATAATTTCATCCATCATTTCTTTAACCCATAAAGCTAAGGGGAACATTCCTCTTTCTTTACCAACCTCATAAGCGGTTTCCGAAGTAGAACGATTAGTCTCAAAAGTAAAACCAATATCAGACGGAGCTACTTGGAATACGGCACATGTGTTCTGCAACAGCCACTTCTCAAATCTTTCAAAAGACATATCATCAGCTGTCCTGGTTGGAGTATACTTCATTCCTCCTGGCAAGAATTTAAGTTTATGCTGAAATCTTGGGTCTCCAGAAAGCATCGCATCCCAAGCATCCTGCCATTCTTTCACTTGATCCCTACTGGAAGCAATGTCTTTTGGCAACTCTACAAATCCATCAGGAACATTACCATCGGTCATTACCGCCAAATTATATGCCTGCAACTTTAAAGCTGTAGTTATAGTAACAATTAAATTTTCTACTGGTGAAATACCAAAAGGACTATAAGTTCTTGGATTCATCATCATATAAATTAATTCATCTTTAGTCAACTTATTAATTTCCTGACCATTAACTTTCTGTAAATAAGCAGGTTCGGGTGGATCTGGAAGTGTTCCATCTTGTTCCAAGTAAATTTCAATTGTTGATCCATCAATAGGTAAATAGCCAATGATATCTCCTCCCCGATTTCTTTTCTTATAAATCGCTACTGCATCAATAACCATTAAATCTTCCAAAATTTGTTTTAGCCAATCACTAAAAGAAGATTCTCTTTTCCCTGTCGGATGCTTAAAAAACTTCATCATCTCTTGACTGCGTTCAATGTTTTTCTTATCCTCAATCGTTTTTTTAGTTAATTCTTTGGGGACAACATTCCAAGCAAGTTGAGTAATCTGGGATTTTCTAAATTCAATGCAAGCTCTGGCAATAGGATAAAAAGTAGCAAAATCACGAAGAACGCCAAAATCAACACCAAGGGGATAAATTTTTCTTTTAGAACCTTCTGGATAATTACCTAAGTAACTCGGATTAAGTCGTACAATATCAATCGCTCTTACCTTATTCAATTCTATATCAACTCTTTTTTTTACTTCATCCTCAATAGAAGAATTATCAGATTTCCTTAAAAAAAGATTTTTTAAGTTTAACTTAGGCAGTGTAAATTTAATAGCCATTTAGAATATCCTTTCTCCTCTTAAATGAACCCATTTAGCCCATCCTAGAAGAGATTTTGGTCCTAACCCTTTATTATCATTATTATCTGGTTTTTTTAAATAGTCAAGTAGTGCCTCGCTTGTTCCGCCCTTTAAAACTGCTATCCGATTGTAATTGGCAGCATGGAAAAAGTGATCAGAGCCTCTGGGAATCCACCTTGCTTCTGGTTGTCCAGTTCTTTTATTAACATCGGGAACTCTTTGCGGTGAACCCATTTGGTCGTAGAAGTCAGGAATATACTGGGCATTTTTGGGCAATTCAATTAACCTTTTTTGGATATCACTTACAAGATAATCCAAAGAAATCGTTCTGTCAATAGCTACCTCAAAACGATTGTCATCATATATATAATAATTCTGGATATCAAATTTCTTGTTTGGGTAATAAGCAGCATAAACACGATTAGGAAATTTTATCATCATTTCCCGAACCTTTTTTGTTTCTGGTTTAGAATCAATCACCATCATTTTCACATCAAAACGATTCATTAATTCCTCTAAGCTGTCTGCTGGTCCTAAAAATTCACTAACTGTCCCAACATAAAGATAACGCAACCTCTCTCCAAGTTTCTGGCTAATTACTACATGAATTCTTGTTCCCACATCAGCTCCACCATAACAAATTCTTCCTTGACTCGGCATATCATAATTACCTTGACAATCATTCATTTCACCGATTAAAACCGATTGCCCTGCTGCTTCATAAGGCAAACCCAAAACCTGGTTATAAAATTGTTGCATAGCGGAAAATCCCTGATTTTTGGATTTTTCATACATCTCAACTAGTTCCGTTACGGTTCTTCTGGCATTATAAATACCATTAATTTTATAACCATGAACTGCTTTATTTTCAGGATTTAAAGCCACCCACCGACCATCTTTCAACCGATCAATTTCTCGCTTGCAATGCAAGCAAATCGTTATTTTTTTCTCATAATCAATATTGCGGAAAAAATCAATTTCCTGTTCTGTCTGACAAAACTCACAAGTTAACATCCAAACTCGCTGGTCGCTATTCATATAAGCCTCATGAATATTTCTTCCTGGAAAAGTTGGCGTAGAAGCCTCTCGTCTCCATTTCAAGTCAGAATGCAAAAGACGTTTATCAATATAGGGTACATGTTCTTGGATAAAACGATCTCTTTCATCCAAAACAATCATGTCAGCATCCACAGAAATTATCTGCTGCTGATTCTGACTGCCCCTAAAATAAATAAAATTATCCCTTACTTGCTTAAGACCAATCTTTCTAATTTTTCTGTCAACATCCAAATCTCTATCTTTCTTTTCTGCCATCGTTAAAGCTCCTGTAATCCTGGATAAATAATCAGACATATTAAAAACTGGTTCTAACCTAGCTTGGGCGAAATCTCCTAATTGAGCTGAAGTAGGAAAAACGTAAAGAACATTCTTTCCCAACCTGTCACAAACCCAAACCGTTTCAGAAATAAGTCTTTCTGAAATACCCGCTTGAGCTGCTTTCATAAAAATCATATTCGGATGTTGATCACGATAAATATCAATTAAATATTTATGATCTTTGAAGTCCAAAGGAATACCCCTGGAAGTTAACCAGACAGTTTTAACCCATAAAAAGTAATCGTTAAGACCAACTTTATTTATCTTTTCTTTGGTCTTTTCGATTACTTTGGGATAAAGCTCTTCGAGATCTTTCTCGCTTAAGCTCTGCAACAAATTCAAGAATTTGGTGGACATCCATTCCTTCTAATAACTTATCTACTTGTGTTTTTGGTAAATTAACATTTACCTGAGTTAAATTAGGCGATCTCATTGCTTTATTAGTCATCCCGACCAATTCCCTTTGCTGTTCCATACCCGAAATTAACATTTTTCTGGCATCTTCCGCACTATCTGGATCATGGTCAATCAAATAACTATAAGCATGAAGCTGTAAATATTTAGCATATTCTAATTGGGTCTTACGAATAATCTCAGGATTTTTGTCATCAGGGGTCATCAAACTATTCCTGGTGGTTGATAAATTCTTTTTTAGATATTTATTCTTTTCATCCATCCAACCTAAAGTTTTATCCTTGATATTTGGCGGAACAGGAAGTTTTTTATTTGCCCACCAGCCATCAATCTTTAAAAAGTCACTCTTAAAAAAATCCAGTTTTAAAGCATCCCAATTATATTCATAAAGAGGTACTGGTTCATTTTTTGACTTCTCCTGGTTTTGCTTCGGCTGGATTACTTTCTTGGCTACTGCCATTTTTCTCCTTTGATTTTTCTCCTAGTTTCTCCTTAACTTGCTCTTGTAATCTCTTTAAAATCAACTCTTCTCCTTGCTTTCTTTCTACCAATAAACCATTATACACTTTTTGGAAGTAGTTGTCCCATTCATGAGCAATTTTATCCCAAGAAAATTGCTGTACCCAATTATAAGCACGATCAACAATCCCTTGTACTTTATCTTG